CGAGTGGAGAAAGCTCCTGCAAATCTTTCTGATAAATCACCTTCATCACCAACATTAACCGGCAAACTAATGAATAAAGTGCCACTTGGGGAACTCACGCTACTTATAGAAATTTCACCCTGAATGTAAACCATTCTACCTATTTTAGTGTACATTAGTTGGTCTTTACTGGCTGATACAGTAATAGTACCACTTGTACCACAAGTTAAAGCTACAGTATAAGCCCCTTCCTCATAATCATCGAGAACTTCGCTTGCAGAATATGCGTTGCCGTTTGGTTGTATGCCTGACTGTGCCCGTATAACACCATTTACATCCAATTTTGTGTTTGCATCAGGACTCGTAGTCCCGATGCCGACGTTGCCACCATCTTGGTTAATAGTTATATCACCAAAGTTTCCATCATTATAATTTTGAATCGTAAGTCTATCATTAGAAACACTATATCCTATTTGTGCTAATAATCCAGCTTGCGTAGTTGCATTAGTATCTCGGAATGACATCATTGGATCTGACGCATCCTCTATTACAAATTGTCCTCCATAGGATACATAAGAACCTTTTACATGTAAAGGGAATGATGGACTCGGCTGCCCAATCCCGACGTTGCCTGCTGTTGGACATAAAACAAGATTTTTAAAAGCAACATTTTCATCTACTGCTTCAATAAATCCATAGTCTGCACTATCGTACCCGATATTTACTGTTTTAGTTAAGTCATCACCTAAACTAATTTTAACTGCACCACCTGTTCCACTTCCATTATTATCAGATGTTTTGGCGACTGTTAAAGCTCTGTCTGGAGCTGTCGTCCCAATGCCGACGTTGCCTGAATCTCCTTCAACCACCAGTTTGCTTGTATCTACTGTGAAGTCATCTCCTGCATCAGAGCCAAGAACCACATTAATTGAAGTGCCAGCATCAGAAGAAATGCTGTCTAAAGATATGTCTCCAACATTTGTGATGTTATTATCACCAAATGAAGTTGCCCCAAATGAGCTACTGCCTGTAGAAGTAATAGCCCCACATCCAATCGTTCCAAGCGTTGCGATATTCTTACTTGCATCTACAACCACCGCTTTGCTTGCCGTTACTGTTCCTGCTGTTACGCCAAGTTCAGAAGCATTAATATTTGTGATAGTGTTATTATCAGCATCAATACTTTTGTTTGTTAAAGTCTGTGTAGTATCAATTCCATAAGTATCAAAATCTGATACTAACGCTTGTTTCATCGTATCGCCATCTGATATTACTACACCATCTGTTCCTGCTAATGTAACAGTTGCTTGAGTCGTAGCACTTCCATCCATGATGTTGAGCTCTGCGGCTGTGGAGGTTACGCTCTCCATTTTGTCGATTTGTGCATCTATTACTGCACCTGTATTTCCTGAATTATAATTTGCCATTGTATTATCCTACGTTAAATATGTCACCAGATGATGTGTGAAATACCTTCCCATCTGATGTTATAAAATTCTTTGTTGCTTCCCATATCCTTACGGTGTGTCTTTTTGCTAATGCTAATCCTAATTTTAACATCTAACCTCCTAATAATCGTTTGAATAACGATCTAACCTTCTTACCAAAGGTTTTTCGTTTAATTGGCTTCCTTAAATTAAGCCTTAACATTAGCCAATGTAAGCAAGGATTTTACCACTCGAAAGAGTAACGGCTGTGAAGTCCCCATAGACTACATCACCTTCTGATAATGTCATGGAAGCGGGTAAATTATCGCCAGTTGCACTTACTGAAGATGCAATTACTGCATCACCGTGAACGGCTTTGAATGCGACCCAATTCCCCGAATGGAGACTTGTGTCTGTATAAGTGTTAAAACCACCTTGACCTAAACCAAGGTTGCCTGTTTGTTTTACGGAATATCTTCCAATATCTCCCATCTTGTTCTCCTATTGTGATGCCTTACCGAGCGTGAGTTTTCTCATGGGCATCTGTTATAGAAGGGGGCGGTTAAGCCCCCTCCGTATTATTACCTATTAGGGATTGTTAAAATTAACAACCTGTCCTGCTGTATCGCCAGCACTCTGCACTAAAGATGCACCGAAAAGAACATCAGCAACTACTGAAGTTGCAAGATAATCTATATCGTATGAACTTTGTACTCTTGGGGCAATCTGCATTGCAAAAACAACACTATCTTTTGTGAAGATAGTTGCAGTTTCATCACCAGTACCACCATCATCATCCCAATCAACAGAATAGAAAGCATCCATTCCCATAATCGAACCCTGACTACCAGTAGCGTGAGCAGAAGCACGACCAGCTTCATTGCTCAATGAAAATTCGTCTACAGCAAACAATGAATTGTAAGCCGCAGGTGAACCATACAAGTAAGTATCACTTGTATAATCAACACCAATATCCATTAACTTTTGTGTGCCTGTACGAATTTCAGACGAAAGCAATGTATTGTCTGTCGCAAGGGTTACATCATTAGCGGTTGCACTTTGAAGAATATCTACTGCGAGATAATTTTCAACTTTCTTTGCCAAGGCGTATCCCATTGATTTTGCATACATATTAAACAAATCAGCACTCTCTTGTACCCGAACAATATCTTCGATGCGTTTAGCTTCGTAGAAATGTTGGTCGATTGAAAGGTCTGTTTTACCATCCGTGTTAGCGGAATAAGTTACTGCCGAGTCTGCTGACTTGGAAGCTGCTGTTTCTTCGTCTACCCGAGGGATATGGAGAGTATCTCCACCACCAGATAGTAAAGAGGATACATCTGTTACCTTATCTTTCAAGCTAAACTTGCGTTCTGCGTAATCTAAAATTGCGTCAGCCCATAGTTCAGGAATGAAATTAGCAGCAGTTGTGACTGTTACGTTAGCCATTTAATGACTCCTATCGTTTGTAGGAATCCACAATACTTGACCAATTACTGCGTTTGTCTTTAATATCCATCTTCTTCCATTCGTCTTTCGGTATCTTTGTATCTACCGTACCTGCGTTATCAGGCGGATTAGATTTGACAGATAATTCTTCCACAACATTTAAAAGATCAGCAGTATTGAGATTCTTAAATTTTTCTTGTTTTCCTTCAGGAAGTTTACTCAAGGCATCGGATCGAATCTTACCATCCAAGACGTCAAATTTATCTTTGAAAGGTTTGTAGGAATCAACTTCTTTTTGAAGCTCGGCATTTAATTCTTGCCACTTTTCCTGTTTTTCGAGTTCAGCCTTCTTCGCATCTTCCTCTTTAAGTTCATAGGACTGAATCTTATCACGAAGTGCGTTACGCTCATCAATGACCTCATTCAACCTTGAACGGGGTATAGCATTTGTGTCGGGTTTTGTCCCTTCGCCCTTTTTAACGTCTGTATCGACTATCTGTTCTTCTGACATTTTTAACCTCTTTAGTGAGTTAATAAAAATACACTTGCATTAAATGTATAGTATAATATATATTATAAATAACTATAATGCAAGAAAAAAATTACGATTTTAAAAAAAAGTGGTTTGAATATCTTGGATACACTCCCCATACTGGTCAATTAGCCTTACATTATCCGTCAAAACCAGATGCGAGATTCCATGTTATGGTATGTGGACGTAGATTTGGGAAAACTTGGGCAAGTGCAATGGAAGCGACCTATGTAGCATCCCAACCGAATAAAAGAGTATGGGTTGTGGGGATGTCTTATAAAAAAGCACGATTAATCTTTAGAGAGATTTGGCAGAGAATGGTTATAGGACATGGAGATGATATTGTCCGCTCCTCCGAAAAAGATATGTATATTAAGTTTAAATGGGGGACAACCGTTGAAGGAATGAGTGCAGATAATGCCGATTCTCTGGTTGGAGAGGGGTTGGACTTCCTTGTCATTGACGAGGTGGCAAAAATGAACAAAAAGATTTGGGATATGTATTTATCGCCAACAGTTGCAGGACGGAAGGGGAAAGTAATCTTTATTACAACCCCAGAGGGACGAAATTGGATTTACGACTTATACAAACTTGGAGAAGTTGATGATGAATGGGAGAGCCATTCTTCCCCATCTTGGATTAATCAGCATGAATTTCCCCTCGGATTAGACGACCCTGCAATTATAGAACGCAAACGTAATATGTCGAAGGAATTGTTTGGACAAGAATTTGGGGCTGAATTTTCAGTCTTTCAAGGTAAGGTATGGGATTTTGATAGAGAATTGGATGTGGGTGATTTTTCCTATGATAAGGATTTACCTACCTATTGCTCAATCGACTTTGGCTATCGTATGCCTGCGGTATTATTTATGCAAACTCAATGGATTGGAGACACGGAACATATTCGAGTCTTTGATTCCATTCTGCACAAAGAAAATATCAAAACAGAAGATTTAATCAAGATGATTAAGATTAAAGGTTATCCTATCACTTCATTCTATGGAGACCCTGCTGGTTCAAGCGTTCAAGGACAATCAGGTGCAGGAGATATGGAGATATTTAGACGAAGTGGGATCAAGATTTTATGTATGCGAGATAGATTGAGTCGCAATATCACATCAAGCGTATCATACGCACGAGGGTTCTTTGAGAGTGCGGATGGCACACGAAAGGTTCATGTAGATAAGAAATGCAAAGATGTCATACAGGATTTTGAAGAATACCGTTACCCAGAGACAGAAGATGGCAAACCAATTAAAGAAGAACCCATTAAAGACGGTTATCACGATCATGGATGTGATGCCTTTAGATACTTTATCACCAATAGATTTCCCATGAAAAACACAGTAATGAAAAGGATTCAAAGATGATTGAACAATTAATTAAAAACAAATTAACAGAAGCAAAGCTATCCAATGCTCACGCAAAGAGAAATGAAATAAGAAAATTTTTAGATTATTATTCTGGTACATCTACCGAATCTTATATTAAGGATTTTTTCACAGGAGAGGCTTTTACGGAAATTCCACCCTCAATGACTAATTTTACACGAAAATTTATCAATAAAATAAGTCGTATCTACACTTTAGGGGCAAAGAGGACTGTTGGGAATAAAACCAAGGCTTACGATAAACTTATCCCGACAAAAGATGTTAGAATGAAACATTCGGAGAGAATGACTCGACTACTGGGAACTATTGCCAATAGGGTGTTTTGGCACGATGGTAAGTTTGACTATCGACCAATTTATTATTTTGAAACATACTTTGGCGACGATCCATTCAAACCAGAGGCGATTATTTATCCTCTATTGAATAAGACATCTGATTTATCAAATACAACTAAACTCCAATGGGGTTATTGGGATGCGGAACAATATGCAGTGCTTAACGAAGATGGTAAAGTTTTAAGCGAGGAAAAGAATCCTTATGGTATTTTGCCATTTGTCTTTACACACAGGGAAGATCAAATTGATTCTTTCTTTGTCGAGGGGGCGAGTGATATTGTAAATTGCAACGAACAGGTTAATATCGGATTAACAGAAATGAATCTCGGAATGAGATTTAATATGTTTGGACAACCTTGGGTTAAAGGATTGCGTAGCGACCAAAACCTAATGAGGGCTGGTTCTAATGAGATTCTTGACATGGGTGACGAGGGCGAATATCACGTTACGTCTCCAAATGGTAATGTAGAAGAAGCAATAAACAATATTAAATTTCAAATTGAACTTGTTGCCTCTAATAACCACCTGTGGATTCAATGGGCAGAATCAGGTGGCGAAGTCCCCTCTGGGATTAGTCTTATGATTAAAGACCTTGAAAGAAAAGAGGATTATTTTGACGACATAGCTTTATGGAGACTGTATGAAAAAGATTTTTATTCTGTGGAAAGAGTTATTGCTGAATATAACGGTATTATGTTACCTGAAGATTTTGGAATTGACTTTGAAGAAGTAGAATATCCAACAACGGTACAGGATCAAATTTTAAAAGACCAGTTTGATTTAGAACAAAATTTAATTACTCGTGCCAAAATCATGGTGAGAGACAACAAAGACCTAACGGTTGAACAAGCACAGGGAATCATTGATGGCAACAGACAAACAAACGAAAGCGAATCGAAACAGTCAATTTTTGCTCAATTCCGTCAGGAAGCTGGACAAGATTAATGATATTGAATTTGAATTAGAAGGAAATGTTGCTGAAATAATTAAAGACCCCACTACTTGGGGAGAGCGACAGGTTGAGAAGTTAATTCTACAATATCAAGATAAATATTTTGAAGCAAAACAATTAGGCGAGGAATTTTGGGATGAAGTTAGAGATAAAAGTAGGGGTTGACTTCGGTAAACTCGCTGATGAGTTGCCAAAGCTGATTGAGAATCATGTATCACGTATAGCAGTATCCTCTGCTGAACGGGCAAAAAACGCTATTGATAGTGGTAAATTTACCCCACTACGAGATTCTACAAGAGAGATACGAGAAAAGGGTCAATCTCCTGCATCAGGTAGAACCGCTACCAATTCATTCAAGCCACTTGTCCATACTGGAAGATTAAGAAATAGTATTAAAGGGACTAAGGATGGTATCGAAATGCTCGAATATGGAAAGCATCATTTAAAAGA